CCCCATTCCGGTGCAGGACTACACCAATGGAGCCCCCGCCCCCACCGCTACTGACGGCAAGCCCTTTGTACTGCCCAACTCGTTCCCGGGTGAGGTTCTCATCAACTTCACCGGTTGTGCAGACTCCAGCACACAGAGGTTTGCCGGCGATCTCTTTGGCATTCAGCAAGTAGGTGAGGGTACTTCGAGTCAGGTCGTCAGCTTCCTTGACGGCTTCTACCTGGCTGGCGGACACGTTGAGTGGGACGGTGGGAATTGGGGCGACTCGGTCTACATGGAGCTGAAGGCTCCTGCTACCACCACCAAGGCCCCTGCAACAGCCAACTGTGGCAATTGCAATAAAGTACCCACCGGCCTTGGCTTCAACATCATCGTACCGGCCGCTGGCAATGGACAGTATGACATCGATGTCCCGGTCCCGGTCCCGGCAAACAACCAAGAGACCAACGCCCAGAATGGCTATTGGAACTACAGCGAACCCTGGTGCGGCAAGGGAACCGTCAGTCCAGCTGTCCCCGGTAAGGGCAAGTACAATCTCTTTGATGCCGAGCTGGAGCTGAGTCACTTCACCAAGATTCACGTTTTCAAAGACAGTGGAACCAGGGACCTCATTGCTCCGGCTATCAAGCCTAAGTGGATTTTGCCTGAGTGGCGTCTTCATGTCGAAATCACGAACACTGATGCCAACAAAACTCTCAGGGTCGGCTGGGATTTTCTGCTTGCCAGAAGGAAGACGGTCTAATGATTTACGTCGGCTTCAGTACCACGAATTTCATCGTGTCGCGAATCATTCGTAGGCTTACCAAGTCGGAGGTGAGCCATACCTTCTTTGCCTATCTGGCCTTTGGACGTCTCTGGGTCCTTGAAGCAGGCTTTCTGGGTATCTGCATCGTGCCATTGGACAAGTTTGCAAAGAAGAATCAGATCATCCTCTTGGTTCCCGTCAAGGAGCTGAACACTGAGGACCTAAGTTCGGCTATGGATCGCCTGGGCGACGCTTACGACTTTGGTGGTCTTTTCGGTGGCATCTTCCCTATCATCGGGCATTGGCTCAAAAGGAAGTGGAAGAACCCCTGGGACAACACCAAGGCGATGTTCTGCTCTGAGCTGATTGTCACAACTCTGCAAGACGCCAAATTCAAAGGTATGGAGGAGTTTGTGGCCGCTGACACGACTCCTCAGGAACTCAAGGACTATTTCACCGCCCACTACTTGACCAGGAGCTAATTACGCATGCTTCTGGCAACTGTCAATGAGCCCGTGACCTTGTCTGTACTGGCGTCCGATGGTCGGACGGACCTGTATGGACAGGCACGCCTCTATGACAGCGCTGGCTTTCTGTCTGCCACTGTCAATCTGACACATGCAGCCGAGGGGCTCTATCAGGCTCAACATATGCCTACCCTTGAGGGCTATTTCAGCATTGTCTACCAGCTCTTCTTTGATGCCCCCAGGACCATCGACGCCGGCTACGACCACCAGGGTGAGGCTTTGGATGTCAACAGCTTCAGGACCAACATCCTCAAGGTCCTCGGGCTCATCCATGAGAACACCGTAGTCGACCTGCAGACCTATGATGTGGATGGGAACCTGACCGGGGCCAGGGTCAGAGCCTACGATTCGGCTGCCAACGCAAGCGCAGCTGCAGTCAGCAGTCCGGCCACCTACCTGCCCGGCTTGAAGTTCAGCTGGCAGGTCAGCGCTGAATTCACCACGGGTCTCCTGTCCAAGTACTCCATCCTCAGGGTGCCGTAATGGCAATCTTTCCCCAGAGGTTGAACAATGACCGTCTCACTGCTCACCAGGGGTTACATCTCTCCCCTAAAGAAAATCATCGAGCAGATCCCCCTGAGCCCTTCAGATGGTCAGGCTCTGCTTGTCAAAGCTCTGGAGCTGCCCTTGTCTATTAGTTTGACTACAGAAGCCCTTGGCGTGCATCAGTCTGACGTGGTGATACGCTCTTGCATCGTCGCAGCATTAGCAGACCTACGCGCGAACCCATGGCTCCTTGATTATGTCTTCGCGTCTCTCCCCCGGGATGAGATGACGATGAAGGACTACGGCGAGAAGAGCGTCGAGAAGGCCAAGGAGTGGTTCCTCAAGACCAAGATTCCAGTCGCCATGGTGCCCCGCCTCAATGAGGCTCAGGTGCCTTGCATCACCATCAAGCTGCAAGACAGCCAGGAATCCGAAGTCACCCTCGCAGACGTCCACTATCAGCCCACCGAGACCAATGATGGGGTATGGCCAAACATCGTCAACCCCTTCACTCCCGCTAAGTACAATGCTGCCACTGGCATCATGGTTCTCCCCGCTGGAGCTGCAGGTAGTACCATCCTGGCCCCAGGCATGGTTGTCATTGATGCCAATGGGAAGACCCACAACATCCTGGAAGTGTTCGATGATGGCAGCTTCACCATCAAGCAGGGCACCATCGCTGACTTCACCGGTTCCGTCATTCGTGGCCAAAAGCCCAGTTACATCACGGCCTTGGAGTCAGTTGCTTATCGTGAGACCTACCTGATTGGCGTGCATGTTGCTGGCGAGCCTGTCTACCTGACCTGGTTGCACTCAATCCTTGTCTTTGTGCTGCTCCGGTACAAGCAGGCACTCCTGGAAAGCCGTGGTTTCGAGCGTAGCGTCGTCAACAGCACCGACTTTGACCGCAATGAGCAGTTTGAGTCCGAGCTTGTCTTCAGTCGGTACATGAATATCACTGGATATGTAAGACAGTACTGGCCCAAGGCTATCAATCCCCGCATCACCCACTTTGCCAGCAATGGACCTGGTGTTCTGGACCCCAACGCCCAAGGTTTCAAAATTATTGGTGCAGATAAGCTCCCGGATGAGGTCGATCCCAAGGATGCTTCGTGGATTGGTGAGAACGACTCGCTAGACCCCAAGAAGGGCAAGTAATCTTACTTCCATGGGCTTTCCTGCGCATCCAATTTTCTCCGGCTCGACCTTTGGACTCATGTCTGGAGAAAACCCATACTTCCAGCCTCAGGTTGAAGGTGGGCATGAAGCTCTTGGTCAGATGCTGCAGCAGATGGGCCTTCATCATGAGCCCACCAGTGGTAAATACGGTCAGCCTGAGCGCTCATACATCGTCCACAACCCCACCGCTGAGCAGATGCAGCACCTCGGCAAGCTCTTCGGACAGGAGTCTGTTGTACATAGCCAGAATGGGCAACATCGCCTCATCTACACGAACGGCGAGCACGAGGGCAAGTACAACAAGGCCCATCTGCAGAACCCCCTGGAGCACTTCGAGCAGCCCCCATCTGACTACTACACGACCGTCCCAGGCCATGGCCACGCTCGTATCAATTTCGACTTCGACACCAAGCACGACCTAGACCCGGTCGCTAAGGCTGAGCGGGAGTTTGACCCGGCTTTCGCAGCATTCCTGATGAAGCACGCGATGGGGAACCTCCTCGCCGAACAAGCTCCAGCTCGGCCGCACCCCCACTCCTATGAATGGCATGATGGCCACAACACCCATCACCAGCACGACCACGCAGGCCCTCAGCTCCCTGGTCTAGCCAAAGCTGGCATTCATCCACACATGGACGCACCCCCAGCCAATCCTCAGGCTGCCCCGGTTGGCGTCGACACCTACAAGCAGTACGCCCTGCCGTATGGGGACGTTCGGCCCGGCTCGAAGCCGGACCTACTGCACTACAACTACCACGACAAGCTGCCTGAAATTGAGGCCCTTGTTCATGACCACGGCTACAAGACCTACTACGCCGGTGGCAAATACGGCAAGCCTGACCTAGCCAATAAGAACTACAACACCGGCCATCTGATGGTCTATGACCCCAGTCCGCAGTCGGGGGCCAGTTTTGGGCACGAGAAGTACACCAACGCATGGCGTCAAATCCATGAGCTGTCCCACGCCCTGACCTTGCCTGAACTGAACCGCATCTACGGAGAAGGTCGCCGGATGGGTAAGCTTGGCACGCACCGTACCACACACGAGGCTCTCAGGGCTGTGCATTGGGAATGGCTGGCAGCCCACAAGCAGCGCGAGCTGTCGAAGCAGATTGGTGTTCCCATCAAGGATGAGGACTTCCACCGCGAGCTGAACACAGTCATGCACGATGCAGCTCATCGTGCTGTGACCGGTAAGTTCACCGAGCCCAGCGGTGAGGGCTTCAACCCACACAAGCACAAGGTCCCCCTTCACACCGCTCTCCAGATGGTTCGGGATGCGGGTCACAAGATGGGGCTGGAAGGTCTTCATGACCGCCTCCCTAAGCCTGGTTTTGAGATGAGAAAAGCCGAAGGTGATCCGCCAGCTCCGCCTCCGGCCAAGAAGCCCCGTCTTCCTCGCCAGCAACATGCCCGCTTCGAGACTTCAATCACTACAGGTCGAGGTCCCCAGGCCATCAAGGCAGCTGCAGTTGGTGGAGGTCTGTCTCTGCACCGAAGCCATCCTGCCAACATGAAGCCTGACCGTCCAAACGATGAGCCAACCTATGGCGCTTGGACCCTCACCCACGAGCCCTCTGGCCAGGCTGTAGCCCACCACAACGACTTTGACCAGCTCAATGTCCTCCGAGACGCTCTACTCGACCAAGCCGACTGGACCCAGGACGCCAATGGCATCCGAGAGCAAGTCAAGGCCAAGCCTCACATCAAAGACCTCATTTCGCAACTCAGCATGCGAAAGATTGTGAAGTCCGAATTCTGGGACGCAATCTTTCCACAGACTGAAGGAGACACCCCCGTGGCCGATGAAAAACTGTACACCCCTGAGGAAGCCCGAGAGATTCTTATCAAGGCTACTCGCGAGAAGGTCTCTGCTTATGCCAAGGAAATCGAGGCCCTGCAGGTCAGGGAGTTGAAGAAGGCCCTCATTCCTAACCACAAGCACAATCAGGCTAGTCAGGCCAGCGCCGGCATTGAGGATGTGCCCCCTGGGAAGGTGAACCCTAAGGGTGTCGACAAGATGGAGAAGCAGATGCCTCCTCCGGCACCTTCTGCTAAGCCTGTTGCCCCTCCGCCTCGACCCGTACCCCCTGCAGTCCAGAAGTCTGTCCCCCTCGATGCAAGTGGCACCGGCTCTAGTCCCGTCAGTATGGGCAAGGCCGAGCTTTGCAAGAAGTGTGGGAAGTCTCACGACATGAAGAAGGGCTGTGAGATGGAAAAGGCCGTCGACAAGATGGTCGTCCATGGCGAGAAGTCTCCCGCACCGGCCCCCAAGGGCGCTGACTACGACGTCAAGAAGGAGAAGGGCAAGGCTGTCTTTGAGGCCAAGAAGTCTGAGCTTGTGGATGCCAAAGGCAAGCGTTCCGACAACCACACCAATCCCGACAGCACCACCCCGGATGACAAGAAGTCGGCCCACGTCAACAAGCCCGGCAAGAGCAGCAAAACTGCAGGGTCGGGTGGGGTCATTAAGCCTGGGAAGTCGCTGGAGAAGGCTGAGGATTTGGAGAAGGGTGTCAAGAACTGGGCCGGTGCCCTGGGTACAGCGGCCATTCTGGCTACTACCGGTGCAGGATATCATGCTGCGCACAACCGTGCAGCTGGAGCCGAACAAGCCCGTCAGACCACACACACACAGGCTATGTCAAATCAAGGTCCATCTCCGGACATGCAGGCGTGGGAAGCAAAACGGCCGCAGCGCGACCAAGAAGATGCGGCCGAAGCGGCCCATACTACAGCTGCTATTTCCCGCACGAGGGCCGTTGGCGCAGGTCTAGATGCAGCTCACGCGAAGGTTAAGCTCCCCGGTGCTCACCTTAAGAGGCCCGGAGTTTCGACTCAGAAGGCCGAGTCGAGAGAAGAAATTTGGGGTGCCAAGGACAAGAAGGAAAAGGCTAAGGCAGCGGACGCCAAGACGCAGAAAGACCACGAAGAACTGACGAACAAGCGCCGTAATTCTGGCCCCATGGCCAAGGCCGCAGGCCCTGCCTCCCCTCCTACGGCTAAGCCGCCCAGTGGCGCCATGGGTGGAGTCTCGACCAGTGCCCCCAAGGCTCCGAGCATGAAGGTTCCGACCATGAAGGCTGAACTGGACAAGGCTACCCCAGCTCTGCATGCCCGCATGGCTCAGGAAACCGGCATGGCTAAGCCCAAGCCCAAGTATGTGAAGCCTCCCACCGGTTCGACCAGCACCACCCCCACCCTTGGGGACCGTATGGCCCGTGAGACTGGCATGAAGAAGGAAGGTCTGGAGAAGGGTGTGTTTAGCGATGCAGCTAAGCAGGCAGACCCGGTCAGCGCAGCTCATGCAGCCAAGACCAACATCGCGGCCCCCAAGGTCAAGATGCCGACGCCAGAGCAGCACGGCAAGAGGGCTGAAGACTTCCAGGCCGCTGCCAGCGGGGCCTTCTCGCCTAAATCCACCCCGGGGCACCCCCTCAAGACTTCTGGCATGCCAGCCGCTCTCAAGTCCCCCAAGGCGGCCGGTGTCACCAGGTCTGCCGGTCCCGTTCAGAACGCAGCTCTCCCCAAAAAGCCCGGCATTTTCGGGAAATTGTTCGGCGGGAATCAATAGCTACACGCACTTAATCTTCAACATGAGTTTTTAGGAGAAACAAGCCATGGCGCAATCGTACACCACTTCTGCCGGCACCCTCATTATCCCTGGGGCCTACAGCTCTATCCAGGTGCAGACCGCTAACTCCGGTCTTGCGACCACTGGCGTGCTCATGCTGATCGGAGAAGCCGATGCTGGCCCCCGCTTCAGCGCAGAGGCAGACCTGGAGTTGAACGCCTTTGGTCCTGACCAGCTGGCCGCAGTCGTCAGCAAGTACAAGTCGGGCCCCCTGGTGGACGCATTCCGCAGTGCAGCTGCACCGGCCAATGACCCGAACATCACGGGCTCTCCCAACCGCTTCATCCTCATCAAGACCAACCTGAGCACCAAGGCTTCTGGTGTTCTCACCAAGCAAGCTGGTGGTACCTATGGCACGCTGAAGGACAAGTCCTACGGCAAGCTTGGTAACCTGATTTACTTCCAGGTCGCTGCAGCCACTTCCGAGGTTGTTCCTAGCTCTGGCCTCACGACCTTCATTCCTCCGGTCGGCACTGCTGGCGTGAACTTCCGTGTCAATGGCGGCGCAGCTGTTGGCACCACCCTGACTGCGAACATTCAGCCCCCTGCTGCTGTCGCCCTCATCAACGGCCTGTCTGGCGTTCTGGCTACCGGCGGCGCCGACCGTGGTCTCCTGACCGTCAGCGGCACCCTGGCACTCGACCAGAACCCCGGTGGGGCTGGTGCGACTGTCATCGACCTGACTCGCAGTGGCGCATGGGCAGTCCAGCCCACCGCTGGCGACACCCTCATCATCCCCGTTGGCTCTGTAGTCGAAGGTGCGAGCCAGGAGAACGTGGGTGCGTATGTCGTCACTGCCAGCACCGCCAACACCCTTCGTGCGACCAAGCTCAGCGACGCAGGCAAGGTGTCCCCGGCCCCGGTGATTGGCACCATCACCACCCCTGCAGACGTCACGGCTGTTGCCATTGTGGCCACGACCGACGCTCAGGCGTTCGCCCCCATCATCATCAGCAATGAAGCCGGAGACCCTATCGATGGTCTTGGCAAGGCCCTGGAAGTCGCACAGATGACTTCCGGGACCGACCTCTTGGAGCGGACCCTGTACCTGCTCGCCAGCACCGCTTCGGCGACCTGGATTAGCAAGTCCGGTTCCCCGAAGCTCCTGACCAGCAGCGCCGAGTACAAGGCCAACCTGCAGGTCAACCGTCAGACCGACGGCATCAGCGAGGAACTCATCGCAGGTGGCGAGGTGGCCCTGAAGATTGGCTACCTGGGCACCACTGCAACCGTGACCATCACTGACACGACCCTGTCGACGACTGTGGTCGGTGGTGCAGGTGGCAGCCTTCCTCCCATCACCCTGGCCGATTTCCCGACCATCAGCGACCTGGCTACTTACATCAACAGCCAGACCGGTTACAGCTGCTCTGTGGGCACTGCCGTCCTCGGCCAGCTCCCCAGCACGGCTCTTGACAATGTCACCGCTGCATCTATCTGTGGTGAGTACGGTGAGAAGCCGGGCCGCATCAAGATTGACGGTTACCGGATGTTCGCCCAGATTCGCGACAGCTCCGTTCTCGTGCAGCTCAACGAGCCCGAAGAGCAGGCTGGCTCCGGCCTCCCCAAGGTCACCACCTCCGTTGCCTACCTGGCCGGTGGGACGAAGGGTGGCAGCTCTGGCGCTGACTTCACTGCCGGCATCGATGCATGTGCGATGGTCCGTGGCAACTTCCTCGTCCCCCTTGTCAGCCGTGATGCAGCCTCGGACTACGCCGATGGCCTGACCGAGTCCAGCTCCAGCTACGCCGTTGACACTGTCAATGCCTATGCGAAGAGCCACTGTCTCAAGATGTCCACCTTGAAGAAGCGCCGGAATCGCCAGGCCTTCTGCAGCAAGGAAGACAGCTTCACCAACTGCCGTGAGGCCTCTGCCAACCTGGCCAGCTTCCGGGTCAGCCTGGCGTTCCAGGACTTCAAGCAGGTGAACAGCCAGGGTGTCCTGACTCAGTTCCAGCCCTGGATGGGTGCCTGCCTCGCTGCAGGTATGCAGGCAGCAGGCTTCTACAAGGCCATCTTCAACAAGGGCATCAACACCTCCGGCGTTGTCATGCGGGATGGTAGCTTCAACGACAAGGACGAGACTCAGGTTGAGGATGCACTTCTCAGCGGCCTCCTGCCGGCCCGCAAGGCCCTCACCGGTGGCTTCACCTGGGTTTCTGACCAGACCACCTACGGTAAGGACAACAACTTCGTCTTCAACAGCATCCAGGCCGTCTATGTGGCTGACATCATTGCTCTGAGCACCGCTCAGCGCATGGAAGCAGCTTTCGTTGGTCAGTCAGTTGCTGATGTCAGTGCCGGCATCGCTCTGGCCTATCTGGAAGGCATCATGGCCGACTTCATGTCCCTCAAGCTCATCGCTCCTTCGGATGACGCACCCAAGGGCTTCAAGAACGCTGTGGTTCAAATCAGTGGTCCTGCCATGGTGGTCAGCCTCGAAGTCAAACTCGCTGGGGCGCTGTATTTTATTCCTGTGAGTTTTCTCATCTCTCAAGTTACCCAGACCGCATAATATGGAAGGCACTGGCCACATTTATGGTCTGGAGGATCCCCGCACCGGAGAAATTCGGTATGTAGGCCAGACCATTCAGGGGCTTCGTGATCGTCTCTGGGAGCATATCTGCCCCTCAAAGACCCGAGCTAAGACTCACAAAAACAGTTGGATCGTAGGTCTTAGGCGTCTAGGTCTTATTCCCGAAATCGTGCCCATTCAGTCTCTTCCGATCTCTCAACTTTCGAAGGCGGAGATTTTCTGGATTTCTGAATTGCGCAGCCGTGGCTATAGACTGACCAATGGTACTGATGGCGGAGAAGGGACCACTGCCGGTAAGCCAAGGTCTTTCACCGAAGAGGGCCGAAAGCGCTGCTCAGAAAATGCCCGGAGAGTTCATTCAGTGCCAGTTATTGAAATGACGACTGGTGTTCTCTATCCATCGGCAAGAGAGGCAGAAAGGGGTCTTAATCTTTACAGTAATGCCGTCGGACGAGTTCTGAGCGGAAAACAAAAGCAAGCAGCGGGCTATATCTTTCGCCGTATCTAGGGAGCAAATCAATGAGCGCTAAGGTCATGACGGGCGCACGCGCCAAAGTTTCCATCAACGGGAAGCCCGTTGGTATTTTCAACAACATCAGCTACGGCCTGAACTTTACGGCAGACCCGATTTTCATCCTCGGCGCCTATGGTCCCACTGAGATTGTGTACACTGCCCAGGACGCTGTGTCAATCACCGCTTCCGGCTGGCGTGTCATTGACCACGGTCCCCACACTGAGCCCTCGGTCCCGACCCTTAGCGAGCTGCTCGCCCATGAGTACCTCGAAATCACCGTCTTTGACCGCCTGTCTGCTGATGGGGCAAAGCCGATCGCCAAGTTCCACCGCTGCCGCCCCGTGAGCTACAACACCACCCTGGCCAATCGTCAGCCCTCTGAGGTCAGCATCAGCTTCATGGGCCTCCGCATGGACGATGAGACTGCGGTGAATGACGAGCTTCCCACGGCAGCTGTTCTTCCGTAATTGAAAGCGATGTAGCAACCCCTAATGGGCTCTGGCTTGTGCCGGGGCCCATTTTGGTTTAAGGTCGACCCATGTCCACCAATCCGAGCGTTGCTGGTGCCATTGAGACCCTCAATAGCTGCAGAACTGTCCTGGAAGACGCGGGAATCGAGGCGTTGTACAATTTAACTATCACCGATGATGGCCCCACCGTCGAAATCAAGATTCACGAGAGACAGTACATTTTGGCACAGCTCGCCTTGCCATTCACCCTGGGCAGTGCTAAGGTGAAGTTTATCAAAGTTGCACACACCCACAAGAAGTAACAGGAGATAGCGCTACCCATGCGTTCCATCGTACTCAGTCTCGAAGTCCAGAATAGTTTCCTTCACCCCCGCCAGGCAGACAAGCTGGCAGCCGAAATCAGGGACATGAGTGCCCGGATTGAGGACACCACCGAGTTTGAGGAACAGGATGTCTTCCTGGCCCAGGCTTTCGATGTGGGAGGAACTGAGGGGGTCGACACTGAGTCCTCAACAGATGAGTACGCCAAGTGGGTTGCCAGTCTCAGCCGTGGATTCCCGGACCTGGTCTTCTCCTTGGACTTCAATGAGCCAGACATCGAGGGTGGGGAACTTCTCGGACGCTGGTACTTCCGAAATGGTCGCCGGCAGACCGCTGAGCCCTACATGGTGGTTCCCGACTTCGACCCGGACGATGTGGGAGAGGAAATCCTGTGAGGGTTACCATCACTCACGAAGTCGAGTGCTCTTACTGTAGAAAAGTCTGTAGGGGATCTACCAATAAGATGTCCTACCTCAAGCTTCTCTGGCACGTTCGGACTTGCGAAAACATTGAGGACCCTCCGCCCTTCTTCAAGACTCTCTGGCAGCTCTTCTGGTGGAAGGACTCATGAGCTACGTCCAGAACATCTACCTGACAGGAGGTAGCCAGGATGACCTTGAGGCTATGGCCTCGGTCATCGAGATGGAAGGCCATGTGGCTGCCGTTAAAACTCTGGATTTCTCGAATGAAGAGATTTACGGCCACATCCTCGACTCCGATGCGGTGGTCATTCTCTACGGCGGTGATAGGGAACTGATTTCCGATCTCGGAACCGAGCTTGGCATTGCCCTGGCCATGGGAAAGGTGGTGTATGCCTATGTGCCCAAGCATGCGGTGACCAATCGCTTCTTGTCCATGAGTGGCGTCCGAAAGTTCCTCAGCATGGACGACACCCTGGAAGCTGTGCTCGAAGACCTTAAGGAGGATGAGGATGTACATGACGGAGCCGTTTCTGATGCCGGAGCTGGACTCACCCTTGGAGACGACCCCGGAGATGCACCATGATTCCAAAGAACCTGAACCTGAGCTGAAAGCAACAGGAAATTCAAGCTCTTGCTACCTGTGTGCGCGAAGCTTTCATCAGCTTCCCCAAGAGTACGTAGTTAGGCGGGAACACGAGTATTCTCTGGACCCAGACTGGACCCCTCGTAGTGCTAAGGGCCGGGCCAAGAACATGGTCCATTACTTCGTCACGTATTGCCTCTGGTGCGCCCACCAATTCAAGCTCTGAGGGCGGTAATCTTCGAAATAGACCGAGGACTGCCATGCCCCCAGCCAGAAAGACAGACAGCCAGTTGGAAGCGAAGATCGACGTTCTTTCTGATAAGATGGACGCTCAAGCCACTTCTTACGCCAGGCTCGACGAGAAACTTGCAGGTCATCTCTCTAGCGAGGAAAAGACAAGCAAGCGCCTTGAAGATAAGCTGGAGGATGTCGGTGAGCATCTCTTGGGCATCAAGGAAATCCTCGGAAAGCAGCAGAGCAGCATTGACGAGCACATTCGTCGTACCAACCTCCTTGAGGATGTTGTCAAGCCCCTGGTTGAGCAGAAGCAGCAGTTCGAGGGCTTCCTCAAGTTCGCCAAGGTGGCCGTGAAGATTGGTGGTCTCATCGCAGTCCTGGGGGCTGGCGGGTTTGGCCTTAAGGAACTGGTCGCCCTCCTCTTCAAGCTCTAGCCATGCACGATACCTGGAAAAGCAAGAAGCTTTGGTTCTCTGTCTTCGTCATTGCATGCGCCTTCGGCTTCGCCGTCCTGGCTGCTACGGTGATGCCGAACCTGGGCAAGTTCTTCGACGGGTTCACCTCGGTCCTGGAATTCGCCGCTGGAGCCTACCTAAGCGGTAATGTGGCCAACAAGTTCGTCGCCGGCAAGGTGGCGCCTGTCGCTGAAGCTCCTGCAGCACCAGCACCCAAAGCCAAGCCCGTACCCCCGGGCGGCCCTCACGTCCCGGAGTAAGACATGGCAGAGAAATGCGAATTTCAGTCCTGCACCAATGACGCAACCCTGAAGGTCTTCACTGCTACAGACCCCAAGCGGCCTCGGGTGAGCCTCCGTTGCGAGACCCATGAGGCAGAGCGGGCTCAGGGGAGCATTGTTATGCGACCTCCCCCGGCCCACCCCGAAGACTAGGCCTTCTTGAACTTCCCGGCGTACTTGATTTCGGGGAGCACATCTTCGCGCCAGTTGGCAGTCTTCTTCTCGAACCCAGCGACTTCCGAACGCAGGTGCCGGACCTCAGCTTCGGCCTTGTAGAGTTCTGAGCGCATCAGGCAGTCAAACTCGTACCGATTCTCTTCGGTCTTCCCGATGTACTCCATCCGATACTCACCCTTGCCCAGGTACACCTCGCGGGGGAGTGTGGTCTTATTGGGAAGTTCAGCCAGGAAGGCCTCAGCCCTATTCAGAGCGGGCTTCAGGACCTGGTCCAGGTAGGCCAGGGCTCCCTCGGCCGACTGCTCCCAAGGCAGGTAGGCGACTCCGAAGCAGGAGCCGTGGAGCGTCCCATCACCAGGGCGGCGGAAGCCGTGGTGACCGATTCCAGCG